GTGTCATGTAGCTTTACCATGTAAGAAACTGAAACGCCTGCCATCAGGCAATTGAATAACCACTTTATCACCATGAACAGTCGAAGTTTTACTAACTATTCTAGCTCCATTCTTAATGAACAGTTTTGTACCCTTAGCAGTGGGGTAATCAATACCATGAGAACCACGAGCCACATGTTGATCAAAACTATCACCTCTACCAGGTAGCTTCTGTTTCAAAGCACCAAGGGTAATACGACCAAACTCAGGGTCATTGATCTCTACAAAGTTATCGAGAGCATTCTCAGTAAAGCGAGCACCACCTACTTGTTTCACATCCAAGTGTTCACCAGTAGATGTAGGGCCAATGTCACTAGTAATATAAGCAAGGGTAGGTGTCATATGACCTTGATTACGTGTAGGGGAACTAGGAGCTGAGAAGGGTTGATCAACATTAACACCTTGACCTCTCATCACACGGATAACCTTATCCACATAGTCAGACTCACCACCTGCATAACCAGCAGCTGCAATAGCTTGCACTGCTTCACGTGGTGTCTTAGCTTTCGCTAGACCAGGTGCATAACGCTTATCCTTCATTAGTTCAGTGAAGTCTTGAGCTGATTCCAATACAGAGTTGTAATCCCTCCAACGACTACCATTCATTAATGTACCACCACCACTGTAATCTTTAATGTTAAACACATTATTTTTACCAGAGTGATACTTACCCCAACCACTTTCAAGTGCCCACATACCAGCCATCACTTGTGGGAATTGGAACCCAGAAGCTTGACCAAGTGCAATAACATCTTGGAAGCCAGCTTGACCAACACGTACAGTAGCAGGAGCATTACCACTACCAATGATGGCAGTGTTCAGGTTATCTTGAGTAAGACGGTTGTTCTCAAAGATACGTTGCAGTCGGGGATCATTAATAGATTGCTTAACTGCTTGTACAGCACCAGGTTGAATCTGTTGAGTATAGCCATGCTTCTTAAGTTGAGCATTGACAATATCCTCAGCAGTATATTGACCCTTACTAGCTTTAGCATATTCCTGGAACACAGGAGGAATTGATACACTCTTACCTGCTTCCAAGCGTTGTGCAATACTAGCAATAACACCAGTACTAACAAGGTTAGCACGATTCATTACACCAGGATCCTTACCAAATGCAGCAGCAGCTGATTCAGTATTGATTGCTCTTAGACCAGTAGGAGCACCTGCATGATTACCTGGAGTGAACTTATTATAGAATGCTTGGGTACCATTTGCATCAGCAGAAGTAGTCAGTGCAAATACACCAGACTTATTGTTGATCATATTCAACACATCTAGTCGTGCCTTCTGAGCAGCCTCCGGAGGTGACATGGCACCATTCTTAGAGTACGACTTAAGACGCCTGTGATACTCCTTCAAAGCAAAACTAGTGGCTTGAATGTGACTCACATGGGATGTACGATCAGTACTATCACCAATCAAGTTAAACTTCAATGCACCACTAAATTCCTGCTCAATCTCCTTAGATGTGATACCCGTGTTATCACGAGCATCAGCTAGTTCCTTAGCGAATGGCTTCCACTTTTTACGTACTTCAAATGGGATACCAGCAGCATCCACATCTTCTAGATTTAACGTACCGTTCTCATAAGCTTCTGTAAATGTATCATTCCAGAAGTCTTCATTTTGTTGTTCAGTACTACTAGCAAGATACGTTTGAAGACGCTCAGTTGGGATACCTTCTTGGCTAGCTTTTTGAATGATAGATTTGAGTGTATCTTCACTACCATCCCATTCATTCTTTACCCAATCAAGGAGTTGCTTCTCTGACTCCTTACCCATTCTACGCTCTTCTGTATCCTTTGCCTGATGCTCTCGTTCAGTATCAGCTTGACGTTGAGACATTAGAGAGTCATAGTCACGAGGGAAACGATCCCTCCAACTACCTTGATCAGTCTGTGCTTCATTAAGGATACGATCTACATCAGCATTAGTGAACAACGTGGTATCACTAAGCAGTTTATAGATCTCATTCTTAGCAGCAGTACGACCCATAGGAGTCCTACCATCAGAATCATAGGTACGGGAAATGGTGTTAAATGCTGCAGTAAGTGATTCTCCATTCTTTGTACGGATGAAATCACTTGTAGCATCATCTCTCATCATGGATGATTTATTAGCTACATCAGATCGACGTGCAGACTCAATTTGAGAGTTAACAGCAACACGCATCTTAACTAGGTACTCACCCATAAAGTCATACCTAAGACCAAACACTTGATTGTTGGTAAGGTAGGATTGCAATAGTTCAGGGGTAGCAGCAGCCCTTTCAGCAGCTGTATGCAAACCCCGTTCTTCATATTGCTCCTGGAGATATGATGGGAACTCAGCAGTAATAAGCTCCATATGAGCCCTTACACGACCAACATCCCTAGCCTTATTACCAGTGAGTAGGTTAGTAACAACACCAGGATCTACTCCTCGTTGCTGTAAGCCTTCTGCAATCTTATCACTAGTTTCACCAGCTTGATTAAGAAGTGCTTGAGTGTTGTCTATGTTAGATTGTTGTTGTGGTGAAAGACCACCATTCTCCATAACCTCCAAATAACCATTAAGAGTAGATTGTTCATCTTGTTGCTTCTTAATGGCAGTGACAGTATCAGCAATAGTGGAGCTGAACTTTGTTAAACCTTCTAATGTTGATAGTGCATTCTGACCACGTATGGCTGCATTTTGAATGCTGATCCTAGCGTTAGCATCTTCTGCTTTAAACCTAGTCTCTCGTAGTTGTTGTTTCCAACGATAATCTTTGTCACGGTCCTGCTGCTCTGTAGCAAACTTGCGCTCTAAAGCTGCACCATATCGATCTCTTACCTGTTTAATCTCCTGACGGTTCTTATCCATACCACGTATGATACGTTCGTCACGAGCTGCCATTTGACGCAACCCTTCCGTAGGAGCATTAACAGGATCGAAACCTACACTACGGGCGTACCCTCTGTAATTGACTTGATCCATTTCTCAGTGATTAAATTTTACTTACCAGCAGCATAAATACTACCAAGACTGCCCATCAAACCAACACCTGCATTCAACCAAGACCCAGTAGAAGAAGTCATAGCACCTTCAACAGGCTTAGGTCCGAAGTCATACTTAGTAGGTTTACGCGGCTTAAGGAACTTAGTCTTCGGTGTTTTAAGTGGTTTGGGTGGTGTAGGTAGACGTTCAGGCTTCAGCATACGTGATGCATTAGCAGCAAGATCAGCACCAAACTTATCAGTAGAAATCTTACGCATAGCAGCTTGTGTATCAGCCCGAGCACTTAACAATGATTCAGCAAGGATAGCTTGGTTACGACCAAGGGATGCTAGTTCAGCTTGACCAGCTTTCTCAGCACTTCTCCCCTGTTGACCCTTAACAGCAGCAGCCCCTTCAGACTGTATAGCTTTAAGGATAATGTCTTGGTTTTGGAATGCTACTTCCTTGGTAGTATCCTCTAGTTTACGATACTCCGCTTCATTAGCTACCTTCTGTGCCATAGCATTGAAGGTGAGCTGTTGATCGGCGATCTCATTAGACTTATTAAATTGCCTCATTTGAGAGGCATATTCAAAGTCTTGAATCTTTAGGTTATACTTCCAATCTTGTAGGTTGGTAGCATCCTGCCACTTACGAGTAGTTCGTTCATTCCTTTTATTCATCCGCCACTGATCTCTCGCGTGGCGGTAATCTAGTCTGGTAGTTTTCTTACCGTATTTCCAGTTAAGGCGGTTCTGTTTATCTGTAGCTCTTTGTGCATCATTAGCGGCATCAGCTTCAGCTTGCCCACCAATACCACCAAGGATAGCACCACCAATAGCTAGACCTGTACTAATTAAATCCATACCTAGCTCCTCGCAAAGAATCCAGGTGAGTATTGTCCCTCCCATTGCATAGCCACAAGACTAACAGGGAATGGAGTATTTGAAGTAACTTTCATTGTGTAGTTATCTGGCCTCTGATAAATGGGAACTTTATAAACATATGAATCTCTAAATGGTGAGGTATCTGCAGTATAGAAATCAGCAATCCTTGCACCATCAATGCTCCTCCAAGCCGCTCTACTGCGATCTAGGATACTGAAGTACACATCACCACCTAAGCCCGTGTAGAAAGCCATACGGGAGGTAGTAGTGACTGCTGTGAAGTCAACTCCAGCTTCACCCATTGAGTAATAATAACGGGGAAGAGTGACCTCCATATCATACTCATATCCAACGTAGATGAAGTTATTAGAAACATCACCAGGGATAGTGAAGTAGTTACCACCACCATCAGTCAACACTTCTACCAAACCGTAGTAACCTGATGCAGTACCAGGACTACCTGTCTTCTGAAGACCTACTACAAAATTAATAGACTTTGTAATATCAAAGTAGGTAGGTAAGTAAACCTTCGTTGTCTTAGTTACAGAGTCATATGATGGTGCAGTAGGAGGGGTAGGATTAACAATAGAAGAATCAGTTACTTCACACCAAAGATCCATATGGGGATCCACAGTATTACCAAGACTATTGATAAGACCACCAGTAGTAGGTGATAACACAAGGTTATGTTGAGTTACATTATACCCAGTAGAATCACTACTCAGCACATACAAGATATCATTCTGAATATCTGTATGAATTACATTAGCTGGTAGTACCCACTTAACCCAGGAGGATAATACCCTCTCATCACCCTGTTCAAAGAATCTAAACAGGTACATGATCTTAGATGTATTACCTGAACCAACCCAAAGACCATTCTGTGAACTACCAGTTGTATGAGTAATAGTACGAGGAATCCATTCAGGTACAAGCTTACTGGATTCATTCACAGAAGGTGTTTCTCTTTGACCCCGTGTAAAGATCTCAAAGGCTCGTGTCCAACTTTGGTTCCTACTAGCATAAAGTACTGTAGAACCTAGATCAACAGGTTTGAGGTACCGATCACATTCGTAATTAGCAATAGTCCTAATGGTCACATCAGTAGCAATCCACGGTCCATTCTCAGATTCCATAAGGAACTGTTGACTATCACTAAACAAGAGTAAGCCCTGAGTGATTGGTGTAACCGAACGGACAACAGCTGGTTTAATACTAGCACAGCTAAGGTCAATAGGATCCGCAATACCAAGTACTGTAGCAGACTTATGATAGAAGTTATAGTAGTCCCCAGCTTGGGACATAGAGACATTATCTTCAGTCAGGAATCCCAATCTATTCTGGAACAGGAATATATCCTGAATAGTGTTGTTCACAAAGGAGGGGTGAGAGTTAGAGTCATCATCACCAACCAATCGTGGTTCCCACTTAAGAGCTAATGTGTTGATAGTTACAGACCCATCTAAGAACGTAGCAGTAAAGACAAGTGGAGATAGTGTATCACGAATCAAAACAATAGGCATTGTCTGTTCGTTAATACCAGGACTAACAGAAGGTGATACAGTCTCCTCCCAATAACCCTTACCACTATTACTATTCTCTGCTACAAACTTCAAGTAGAAGTCATCTTTATCTGCATTAGTGTTGGTTACCTTAACGACTTGATTATGCTTACCTTGCTCAGGTAGACGTGCAAATGTATCTACTGCATCCTGGAAGAACCGAAGAGCCTTACCATCTACACCAGCCGAAGCTGAGACAGTAGTACTAGAGCTAAAGGTTAGGTAGATCGTGTTATCAATAATAGTTTTAGTAGCAAATCCACCAGTGATGGCACCACTAATACCATTGGTAACATCAGCCAATTTAATTGGTGTGATGGGTGCTCCAGGACTAGGTTGTGCAGGTACAGGTCCAGAAGTATATGAATAAGTAGTACCGCCAATAGTTACACTGTAAGTAGTATCATACTCAACTAGGTTGACAACAATAGTTGCTTGTAGATTTGGTGTAAAAGTAGGAGTAGCTTGAGCTGTTACAACCTTCTCACTGTTAACGATATAGGTGAAGTCGTTAATGGTAAGAGTTTTGATATTACGGGGATCAGTAGCAGTTAGGTAAGTTTTAACTGCTGCTTCCTTACCAGCTGGATAATTAACTGTAGCTTCGTTACCTGTCAACAGGTCCCAAACTCTAGGTACTCCACTAGATGAGATAGTAGAGAGATATTTCTCATCGTTATCCCTAAAGATACTAAACCATGCTTGAGTGTCTGAAGTACTGGCAGTTAGACCATTCAGCTTACTAGTGAACTTACCACCAGGTCGTTTGATCATTCCTAGGGTAACGTCAGGATAGCAATTCAAAGCTTCCTTTACTTGCCCTAAAGCCATCTTCTCATCGGCTTGTTGTGATACACCACCAGTGTAAAGAGGGATGCGTTGAGATACTGCTGTCATCGTGAAAGAGCTTTGAATGGTTGATAGCTACTGTAGAACCCATCACCTTTCCTAAATCCAAACATGGTGTAATCACCTTCGTTGCATTCATATTCAAGGCAGTTAGCTCTACGCCACGTCTCAAAGGACGCCAATGATTGAGTTAGATTGACATCACCAACAAGTCTAATAGCACAACGTGTAGCAGCTCGTGATGTGATGTAATCACGGAAGACTTGAGGAAGATCAGGAAATTCTTGATACCACAACACATCAACTGAATATGTCTTAGTGGTATCCCATACATCTGTATGAGCAATCTTGTCATACAAACGACCGTTACGAAGAACGGTATCATAATTAGTATTGTCTAATGTATTACTAAGGTCTAGCTGTAACATACCAGCACTTATAGACAAGTGTCCATTAGTATCAGGTACCATAGGATATTCAAACTCTCGATTGAATGTCCAACCTTCAGCTTGTACCTCCCTAGAGACTTGCAGAAGTGTCTCGTATGCAATTGCAACTTCCGGGTTGATTACAGCCTCGACAGTTGTTCCATCTTCATAAGTGATGGTCTGAGCCTCGATGGTGGTTACAGGCGCCTGACCAATAGACGATAGGATTTCATTAACAGCTTGGAGTGTAGCTTGAGCGTTATTGGTGAACGGCATAACAATATTGTTATTGAAGGAATAAAAAAAAAGGGGACCCCGAAGGATCCCCCAATAAATCAGACGTTAGAGATGTTGCACTCAACGCCAGGATAAGCAGTCCGCAGACCCTTGGTGGTCGAAGCCACAGCAGAGTCAGCAACAGCAGAGCCATACCCGAAGCGGGTCTTGGCTACAGAAATACGAACAGCGTCAGTCGTGCAGACGCCGTTATTGCCTTTAGCAACAGAAGCTGCCATAATGTTTTACCTCTAGTTATCAGGAACGAGCCGACTGCAGCTCAATAGCAGCAGCAGGATTCAGAGTACCAGCACCCATAGCAAGACGACCCACGATCAGGTCACCTTGATACATCACAGACACATCACCAGAAGTAGTCTGCACGGAGGGAGCCATAGCTTCCACAACACCAGCAGCATCCTTGTAGTAGATGAGACCACAGCTAGTAGAGAAGTCACCAGAGTAATCGTTGTTCTCACCATTCACAGCAGCCACAGAACCAGCCAGGAAGGGCAGGTTGTTAGAACGCTTAATGGAGATACCAGCGATCTCATAGAGACCTTCACCGCTGTTCAGGTTACCCTGTGAGTTACCGAAGTCACGGTTCAGGATATTGCTATCCACTTGGCTCACGAGAGCATAGTACTGACGAGGAGCCAGCACAGCGGTACGACCTTGCTTAGGCAGGTTCTTCTCATCGAGAATAGAAGCAGCTTCAAAGAAGGCATCTACCAGGGATTGAGCATCATACTCCTTCTGCACACCCAGTTGGATGATGCTACCACCGGGCTCAGGGCCAGGAGCAGCAGTAATGGGGTGAGCTTCACGAGCAGCTTTAGCGATCTGACGGAAGATCTTCTTATCATATGCTTCGGCAAGAGCATGACCAATCTTCTTGGCGATCTCAGAACGAAGGCTATAGTGAGCAAGAGTCTCATCCAGATCATACACGAATGCAGAACTGATCAGAAGGTCATCACAGACGATGGTCTTCTCAGCCACCGGAGGATCACCACTTCCTAGGATTGGCGTGCCGGGCTCGTGATAAGCCGCCTCCATACGTCCGGTGAAGATAAACTGCATTGCCTTTCCATTTTTCAGGGTACGGCTTTGCACAGTGCCTTTAGCGATAGTAGCCGATTCATAGGCTTTGAACATCTCGCCAGAGAACAGTTTCAGATAAGTTGCGTACTTGGTATCATAAGCCGTACCAAGGGCAAGGGGAGTCGCACTAGTATTATTAATAGTACCGACTGAAGTTACAAGAGTGTTAGCCACAATAGTTAAGAGAGAGTTGTTTGCGTTGTCTCTCTAGGATCCTAGAATTTTTTGTTATCTTTTGAATGTCGTCTCTCCGACTGTCATGACTAAGGGTATCGGTCGTAACCGGCCTCAGTCAATGGGAACAGGGTCCGACTCTGAGGTGCCCTGCTCCGTTTAATTATTTAGTTTTAGGTGTGTAAGCAACGCCGCGATACTTCAGCTTCAGCTCTTTCTGATGAGCTTGCTGCTCCCGTACACGGGCATCCAATTCGACTTGAGTCATGATAAGGA